TTGCGTTCCTTTATTGTCTACACCTGCCGCACCTATTGTCGCCGCAAAACCTCCAAGAACTTGAACATATAATTTAGCCGCTTTTGGCGATATATATAATTTCAAATCTTCTTTTCCGTAAAGGGTGTTCGGTATTGCGTCAATAACTAGCTGCATTTGAGCTAAAATATTGGCCGCTGTTAAAACAACCCCCGCCACTGTGATAGGAGCTGCCGCTGTTAATAGTGCTTCAAAACCATCATATTCGCCTGGATTTGCTGTTGCACCCTGCCAAATATTCGTTTCGTTTTGAGCTGCTACTTTAGCCGCTACATGCGCTATTAAATAATCAGCGAAAGATGTTGGTAAGCCATTCGGGTTCCATGCAGAATATCCCATTTGAATCGCATCCCAAGTATTTAAGAAGTCTTTTTTACATAATTGTAAATTAACTTGAAATTCTTCTGGCTCTAGAATTGCTTCTGATAGAGTTACTGAAGAACTTGCGTCGAAGTCACATGAGCCGTCTGCGATAAGTGATCCCGTTTCAACCTTTTGGATGACTTCACGATACTTAACATTCGGCATAACTTCCACTCCTCCATCATCAATTGTGCTTGATGACAAGAGGGCTGCAGATATATATTTCTGTGAAAATTCACCTGCATACGTTGATGTAATTGTTACTGTTGTTGCCATTTGTTATTAATTATTAATTATTGTTTATTATTATTATTGTAATTACGAGTTTATATCTAAGTCTTGCCATACATAACCTAGCCAAACTTCAATTACTCCATCTCCTTGAGTTAAATCAGTACCAGTCCAATTTAATTGAAATTGTTTAGTAAATGCTGCACTTCCTCCTCCAGAGATAGTGTAACCATCACCCCACATATACTCTTTTGAGTAAGGCTCAGCCTGGTTTAATCCATTTGCTTTATCAGGACCACTGGCAGAAGGTGCATTAGGAGAAAATCCCATTGTCCCAGACATAGTAGGAAAATCAAATACTGTGCTTCCTGGTGTGCATTTCCATGCTTCATAGACAGGTACTAATTTTTTTCCCCATGTTCCTGAAGTCGGAGTTGATTCTTGTGCTACCATAATAGGCGTTGCTTTAATAGCGTTTACTTCTTCAAATCCAGTTATTTTTTTATAATACCAGACCATTCCTGCTGGACTTCCTTTTCCTAGTCCTCTTAATTGTGTCGTTGTTCTTTCAATTGGCATTTTATTTTATTTTTAATTGTTAAAAATTCTATCAAACACTCTTTGTCTTGTTCCTGAAACTTTTCCAACCTGCGTCATTTTAACTTTGTCTTTGGCTTCTGGATTATGTTTTAGCGTCTTTGCAGTAAATTCTTCTTTTACTGTTCTTGATTTTGGTGTTGGGGAATCAACTTGTAATTCCTCTTCAATTTCATCTTCTTCTTTATCTTCTCTAGCTTTTAAATCTGCTACAGCATCTTCTAAATTTTTAATTCTTTTTTCCATACCTGCCCAGTCATCAACAGCCGCTTCATCATCTTCTGCCATTTCTTCTTCTACTACTTCTTCCTCTTCAGTTACTTCTTTTTTTACTGCTTCTTTTACTTCGTCAATTAAGCCGTCTTCTAAAACTACAACTCTTTGACCGTCTTCTAAAGTGTACTCCCCTTTTGGAAGTGGTATTTTTTCATCATCTTCTGCCATGATAAAAACCTCGTTTCCCGCTGCAAATTGTTCAGCAACTAAACGAGTTCCGTTTTCAAGTAATCTGTCTTCTAGTTTAACGTCTAGACCTAAAAGAGTTCTCACTTTATTTAATGTTTCTGTTGAATTCATTTTAATATATATTAAGGTTACTTTATTTATATAACAAACAAAAAAGTCGGTTGTTATAAATTCGTTTTAATTGTGTCCAGTTGTAGGGCCTATTCCTTGGGCCTGCAAACTCCCGTCACAACATTTTGAACTATATGTTTTTCCGTCAGGACAAAGACAGCCGCGTCTTCCTCCAACAGGACTCGTTCTGCTGGGGGTTGGTTGGTTATTGTTCCAAGGCATCTATTATCTTTTTTATTAATTTAGCATCTTCTGTTAATTCGTCTTTTTGTTTGTCGTTAGGCCTGTTTAATTTATCGGCGAAGTATCCTTCGATTGAAAATCCTTTTACTTTGCCAGTTTTTACAAAATCATTCCAAATTGCGTCATTATCAACCTTCATTGAAATCATCCATGTTCCAACTGGTACTTCTAGTCCATATTTTCTAGACTTGTCATGTACCTTGTCTTCTACTAGCCAACTTTCCACCACTGTCATTCCCGAAAGGGTTTCCGCATGTTCTAAAGTTGATTTTCCTTGGTTGCCTTTCTTTAAAAATAACTGGCTCGCTTTTGCAACTGTCTTTTTTGAAAAATAAATATAAAATTCATCATCGCCGCTATTTCTATAAATAGGTTTTTCAGGAATCAAGGCTGGCCCCATTAAGATATGTTTGTCGTTATCTACTTCTGTAAGCTTATATTCTTGTTGAGATTTCAACGCTAAAAAATCAAACTCAATAGCTGGGGATTCCACTACAGAAACCGCATCTATCCCGCTGAATTCTTCGTCTTCGTCTAAAATAAGTTCTATTATATTCATTTTAAAATGTTTCTTTTATAAACTAATAAGCTTGATATTTGTTGTAAATTTAACCCCCAATAGTACCGCCCTCAACGATGTTTCTTTCTAAGCTTTGTGCGGTTGTAACGTCTTGACTAACCACATAGGCCTGAACAGGTGGTGTCTCTTGTTCAGCTAAGGCAGAAGCCAATTGACTAGAAGCCCCTGCACCCACTACATTGAATGATGGGGCTTGCGCGCTCGCGCCTCTTCCTCCAGAAGGCGTTGACCCTGTTGTTTGAGTTCCTTTTGGATTTGTTTTCAATATATCTTTAACAGATTTGAAACCTATTGCCGCGGTTGAAGCTACATTAATTATCTTTACAGCGAATTCCCATGGTGTTACAGTTTTAGTCGCTAATTCAGCGGTGATACCTTGATACGTGTTTATAAGGGCAGCGGCTGCAGCTGCGGCCTTTCCCGCTTTGCTGTTTTCACCTAACGCTTTTGAGATATTCATTAATGCATTTTTAGCCATGTTTAATTTAGCCGCTTGTACTAATTTTTCTCTTTTTGCTTCATCGTCTTGTTCTTTTTTCTTTTGTTTAGCTATTTTATCCCCATAATAGGCAACAATCCCCGCCTTTTGCTCTTCGGTTGCATTTAAATCATCTAATTCTTTAAGTTTTCGCTCCTTTTCAAGTTCTAATTTTTCAGAATCTTTTGTAACGGCTTCATCTTGTAGTTTTTTCGCATATTCTGCCTGAATTTTGTCAATTCCTTCTAGGTCTTTTTGAGCCGCTGCCATTGCTTCTTTACTAATGAATCCATAAATTGGGTGGTATTGAAAATTCTTTTCAAATTCAGCTGCAATACGTTTTCGTTCAGAAGCTTCTTCTCTTAAATTGGTGGTTATTTCTGCTGTTAATGTTTTTTGTCTTTTTAATCGTTTAGCTTCTAAGTCAATTAATGTAGCTTGTAATTGGGCTTGTTCATCTAAATCTTCTTTAGTAGATTTGCCCATTGCGTTTTCTTCTTTTTTAGCTTCAAATCTTAACTTGGCAGCAGCAATTTCTTTCCTAGTAATTTCTTCTTCAATTCTGCCCGCTTCTTTTAACGCTGCTATCCTGTCTTCTATTGAAACATTCTCTTTGTCAGCTGCTTTTTCCCTAAGTTCGTTGAATTTCCTAGTAGCTTCAGCCCTGTCTACGATTAATTGGCGGTCTATTCTATCGGCTCGGGCTTTTTTATCTGCAATAGCTGCAGCCTGCTCCATTTCTTTTTGCGTTTCTGCCGCAAACTCTTTAACTTTGTCAGCTGCCGCTTGGAACCCGTCAGCAATGGCTTGATTTGCTGCTTTTATAGCTTGTTCTCCTTCAAATACTTTTTGTTGTACTTTCTCTAGTTCTTCTGTTAATTGTTGGGCTTCTTCAGCGTCGCCTGTCCATTCATTCCACGCAATACGCATTTTTAAAATTCCTGCTTCGATATTACCTGTCAAAACTGCCCAACTTCCCTGAAATCTATCTACAATTTGTTTCTTGATAAATTCCCAGCCAGTTTCCAGGCTCTTTTTAAAAGACTCCCACGCTTCTTTAGGGTTTTTAAAGGCGTTTATAACTGCCTCACCGAAATCAGCAAAAACATCCATTATTTGATTCACAACTGCGCCCAGCACTGCCAAGCCCTTGGTCATCATATCTTGACCCTCTTCGCTTCTTGTTAAGGCAGCATATAACGAAGTAAGTAGCACCACAAAAAGACCAATTCCAGTCGCAATCCATGCAATCTTGACTTTTCCTAACCCTTTGGTAACTCCGCCAAGAGCGGATTTCATTTGAGTTAAAGAACCAAGAAGGCCGCCTGTTGCCCTATCTGCTATTGAAGTCGCTCCTGAATAATCTTTTTGAGCATCTTTATTTTCATCAATAGTTTTTTTTGCCCTCTTTCTTTCGGTGTTTAATTGTTTTAAATCTTGCTTTTCCTCTTTTAATTTTTGTTTAGCTTTATCAATCGCCTTAGTGTAATCTTTATAACGATTAACTTGTTTAGGGCCTAGAGCTTTCTGTTCTTTTTCTAGCCTTAGAATTGTTGATTCCATCGACTGAATAGAATCAACCGTTTCGTCTACGCGTTGGTCTAATAATTCAAAATCTTTTATCGCCTGTTTA